AGATACTGGTTTTGAATCATCTGGAGATGGTTTAGGTATGTTTGCTTACAATGATGGAACACTTACATACAGAACTGCATCAAGAAGTGGAGCAGACTTTTCTGGCTCAACTAATAGGCTTGTGATAGATGCCAACTCCAGAATCTCACTCTCTAATAATGATAATGGTAGTAATAATACTGTATTTGGATACAAGGCTGGTAATGCAATAGCATCTGGTACTGAAGGAAATGTACTTATAGGTCACAATACTGGTCTTGTTTTAAATGGTGGAGATGAAAATGTAGCGATAGGTGCTGATGCCTTGAAAGCTGGTACGACAGGTATAGGCAATACAGTTGTAGGTACATCTGCTGGAGATGCAGTCACTTCACAAGATAGCTTAACTTTGGTCGGCAAGAACGCTGGTGGTGCAATCAATGATGATGGAGCAAATGGTACAACAGCAGTTGGGACTGGTTCTTTAGGTCAACTTACAAGTGGTGCAGATAATGTAGCAGTTGGAATGAATGCTATGTTTAAAGTAAACACAGGTCACGACAATGTGGCACTTGGTAAAAATGCTGGCTTTTATGCTACTACTGCTGGGTTCAATACCTTTATCGGAAAAGAATCTGCTCAAGGTATAAATGCAACAAAATTAACTGGTGATAATAATGTAGCTGTAGGATATAGGTCTGGATATACTTTACAGGGAGCGAGTGCTGAAAATGTAATAATTGGTTCTGAAGCTGGTTATGATTTAACTACTGGTTCTGAATCAGTATTTGTAGGTAGTAGGGCTGGATATAACCTCACAACAACAAATGGTAATGTAGCCGTAGGTAGGTATGCTTTGTATAGTTCCACATCCGCAGTTGATTGTGTGGCTATAGGTAGACAAGCTATGTACAGTGGAAGTGCTACACAAACAGGAACGATTGCAATCGGTAAAAATGCACTTGTTGCTCTAAGTACTGGTTCTGGAAATACGGCAGTTGGTTATCAAACATTAGATGCTACTGGCACTGGACAGTATAATACTGCTGTTGGATACGAAGCATTGACTTCTTTACCAGATGGGGGAGACAAAAATACTGCTATAGGATGGAAAGCTCTTCACGGTGCTACAAGTTCTGCTTGTCAAAATTTAACCGCATTAGGTTATAAAGCTGGGTTTCAAATAAGCACTGGTTTTAACAATACTTTAATAGGTGCAAATGTTGATGTAAATACTGGCAATTTTGATAATGTAACAGCTATTGGTAATAATTTTGAAGCCACTTCAAGTGATAGTGTATTTCTTGGTAATGCAGATGTAACTGATGTTTATATGGCAGTAGATGGTGGTGCTACAGTTCATTGTGCTAACATAAACTTTTATGGCGGTGGTGCATCAAGTGGTGGGGCAAACAATCTTGATGACTACGAAGAAGGCGACCATACTGTTACTGTAACAGACAATAGTGGAACAATTACTTTGCAAAGTGGCGGTGATACTTTATCATATACAAAAATTGGAAGACAAGTAACTGTTGCTGGTGAACTTCAACTAAATGATTTATCTGGTGCTGGAAGTGGAGCTTTAAGGTTTAGCTTGCCTTTTGCAGTAGCAGACCAAACTGAAGGTGCAGATAGGTTTATTGGAAACGTTCAAACTAGAAATGTTGATTTCAGTTCTAATGTAGTTAGTGCTTGTGTAAAAGCAGTAGTGGGTGAATCAATTTTCAAAGTAATTGAAATTTCAGATAATGGAATGGAGGCTGGTCTTTCCGCTGGTTCATTTGCAACAAATGATGAAGTAACTATAACATTGACATATTTTACATCTTAATTGGATAATTAAGTGGAACCAACAAGGAGAAAGCAATGGCTTTAGAAAAAAAGAATACATACGATTATGAAGTGCGTGGAGAATACAAGTGTATTCAAGAACGCTGTAAAACATCTATTATGGAAGATGGTAAAGAAATATCATTTTCATATCATAGAAAATCATTTATGCCAGATGCAGATGTAAGTGGTGAATCAGATGAATTAAAAGCATTAGCAAATGCACTGTGGACAGATGAAATAAAATCTGCGTATGAAGATAGTAAATCTGAACCAGAAGAATCTGGAGAATAATTAACTAACAAGGAGTCACGAAATGGCTAAAGACAAAAAAGAAAAGCCAGTCTTGAATCTTGATGACAAAGAGTATGTTATTGAGGATATGACTGATGAACAAAAAATGATGGTAAATCATATTAATGATTTGCAAAACAAACAGAATACAAATCAGTTTATGGCTGACCAGTTAGCTGTTGGTAAAGAGGCATTTGTCAATATGCTTCGTGCATCATTAGAAGAACCTGAAGTCGTAGAGGCTGAAGAAGAGTAATGATTATAAGGCGATGCTCCCTTGACCACGATATTGTTATTCATAGAAATAACAAGAAGGGGATGACAAAAACAATTCAGTTAAGTGATGGAACTTTAAAGTCTCTTAAATATCCAAACGCATATGATTATTTTCTTGTTGTAAATGGAGAAATTGTTAAAAAGTCAAACTCATTTGAGGTTGTAGAAACTGCTTATGTAAATAAGTGTACTGAACTACACGGCAGTAGTCAAGGGCGTATCAACATAGTAAAGCATAAATTGGTCAACAATAAAGTAGTTGAAAGATGAAAAACGTAATAGAAAAGTTAGATAATGGAGATTTTCAAGTTGTTAGTACGAGTTATGATATTCCTGTTGTTTATAACGATAACAGGATGCGGAACAGGGTGGAGCGTAGGAGGATACCAAGTCACACCGCAGGATACAGTGTCGAATACAGTTTTTATAGAAATAATGGGGGCTGATTCAGTAATGCACTATTACCACGGCAAAATATACACTAAATCAAATTGGTGCTGGGTGCATCATCAGTTTGAAGACGTTACTAATGAATGATGTTAAAACCGCAAGAAGTTATCGTGGTGCTTTGGTTGATGATAATATGGTTCTTAGCATTAACATCAAGTGGATTATACAATTATGTGTCCTTGTTGGTGCTGTTGTTTATGGGTACTATCGTATTGAATCGAGATTGGGAAAACTTGAATCAGAATTAGTTGAGGCAGATAGCACAATTAGGAGCTTGCTAGATAAGCATAGCTTAGAAGAAGAAAGGCAAAGGGCGGAATTAGAAAATCGAATTTCGTTTTACGAAAAAGAATTAAACTTAAACCCATTTAGTTGGGGTAAGAAAAAGCGGAAATAAAATGGATTTTATGGCAATATACGGAGAGGCTGGAATGATAGGCGTTGTGGGTGTAATGTTCGTCTATCTGGTAATGTCTCTATCAAAAAAAAGTGAAGCACAACAGGAAGCGTTAGAAAATTTAAAAGTAGAGAACAAAGGGCAAAGTGAAACCCTTGAAAATATGGAAGGTATGGTTATCAAATTAATAAACAGATGGAATCAGTCTGATGATAAGTTAGATAGAAAATTTGATGCCCTTACAAAAGAAATAAATGATTTAGATAATCAAGTGTCAAGAATAGATGGCTCTTTATCAAGAATAAATGGAAAGCACTAATGGATAGCTTAAAGGTTTCTGGTATATCGTTTGTGAATTACGGCATACATTTATCAAATATAAATTTAATATTACAGTGTGTAATAGGAATAATGACTATTATATACTTAGCTTACAAAATAAAACAAATAAGGAGTAGTTAACTATGTTAATGAAAATGATAGCGGATGAATTACTATCCGACAAAACTGGTGAAGAAATTATTGATGAAATCAACAAAGCAGTTGATATACCTATTATATCTGAAAAAACAGAAAAAGCTATACTTGAAGCACTTTGGAAAGTAATTAAAGGCGTTCTTCTCAAGAAGATTGGTGTATAATGGCTAGAAAACGTGACCCAAGATTATCTAGGTATGGTTTAAGTGGATACAATAAACCTAAAAGGACACCTCGTCATCCTAAAAAATCTCACGTTGTTCTTGCTAAAGTAGGAAGTAAAGTAAAACTAATTAGATTTGGTCAACAAGGTGCTAAAACAGCAGGTAAACCCAAGAAAGGTGAGTCTGCTAGAATGAAAGCAAAACGCAAATCATTCAAAGCAAGGCATCGCAAGAACATTGCCAGAGGTAAGATGAGTCCAGCTTGGTGGGCTAATAAGGTTAAATGGTAATGAAGTTAAAAGGGATAAGTTTAAAAGGACTAAACAAGAGACAAAAGTCTGCAATGCGTAGGCACTCTAAACATCACACGAAAAAACATATTCGTGCTATGGTTTCTGCTATGCGTAAAGGCAGAACCTTTGGTCAATCTCATAAGTCTGCAATGAAGAAGGTTGGAAGATGAGAAGAAAAAAGAAAAGGAAAACAAGGTCAAAGTCAAGAGTAAATGAGGCAGGTAATTACACAAAGCCTGCAATGCGGAAAAGACTTTTTTATAGAATCAAAGCTGGTAGTAAGGGTGGAAGAGCTGGACAATGGTCTGCCAGAAAAGCTCAAATGTTAGCCAGAGCGTATAAAAAAGCAGGTGGAGGATACAAGTAATGGCTTTGAAAAAGACTCAAAAAAGTTTAAAGAGGTGGACAAAACAAGAATGGGGATATGTAACTAAAGGCGATGAAAAAAAACCTAGAAGGAAAAGAGGGCGTTACTTACCTAAGTCAGTTAGGAAAAGTCTCAGTGCCAGTGAAAAAGCATATACAAACAGACAAAAAAGAAAAGCATCTGCAAAAGGTAAGCAACGTGCTAAATACTCAAGAAAAGTAAGAAAAAAAGTAAGGAGAGCAAGATAATGCCATATCATTACGGACACGGAAAAAAGAAAAAGAAAGGCAAGAAGAAGAAAAATAAAATGTCTAAAAGGATGAAGAGGAAATAATGTATAAGTTCGGCAAGCGGAGTCGTGATAGACTCAAAGGTGTAGATTCAAGACTGGTAAATGTATTGAATGAATTAATAAAGATTATGGATGTAACTGTCATTGAGGGACTTCGCTCTGCTGAACGTCAGGAAGAACTTTTAGCAAAAGGTGCAACCAAAGTTAAATACTCTAAACATATGGAAGGCAAAGCTGTTGACATTGCTCCATACCCAATAGACTGGAATGATAGAGAGCGTTTTCACTATATGGGTGGAATGGTTAGAGGCATTGCAAAGGCATTAAATCTTGATATTCGCTGGGGTGGTGATTGGGACTCTGATGGCGAGATAAAAGACAACAAATTTGATGACCTTGTTCACATAGAGATAAAAAGTTAAAAATTTAACATTTTGTATTGTATTAAAAACATTCAAATACTAAGTTAGGAACACAATGGCATATATTACAACAAGAGACTTAAAAGATATTTACCCTTCGATAGATGAGTTTGATACAAAAACTCCACTGTACGGATTTGTTCAGCATAGTGGAAGTAGGTATCGGGCTGACGATGTTGGGTTGGTAACTCAACTATTTGCAAATGGTAAAAATTTAGGGGCAGGACAGAGTAGCATATCTGATGTAGATGCCAATGATGAGTGGTACTATGATGATGCTAATGATGTTCTTTATTACTTTAACAGTGCCACAAATCCCAATGATATGCTTATTGAATCTGGTGACGATTGGGATGCAATCAGAAGTCGCTATATATCCAACGCTGAAAAATACCTTGATTCTAGGTTAGACGGCAAACTGCCCCGAAAACAATTCAAAGACAAAGATGGTAACTATGACTATATGATAATTAGAACTACTGCATTATTTGCAGTGTCTTTTTTGATTAGGGCATCTCAACCAACATCTGAAATAGCTGATGCACTTTTTGCTGAAGCAGAAGCCAACGTAAACGCACTTAATGATGGAAGTGCTAAACTGTCATTTCAAATATCTGGAGACTCATCACAGGGAGTTTTAAGAGAAATATCAGTTAGTGGTAATCTTCGTATTGTAGATACAAGAGGGCATTACTACGATGTCTATGATAGAGTTGGTGTGAAGATTACAACTGCTGGTGCTATTGGAACTGCTAAGTATTCAGTATGGCTAAAAGATGCTGATAAGTTGGGTGCTGAAAGAATGAACAATGGAGAAGATGCTGATTACATAGATACAGTTAATGGTCAGTATCAAACATTGGCAAGTGGGGTTACAATTAGGTTTGCAGGTGATACAGCAGATACAGCAACACTAAATGACAAATGGGAAATAGAATTTCACGGCAAGAATGAATCGTTAAATGATGCAGGTATGCCATACTCAATAGGGATGACTCGTAGATAATGCCTATTACATTTGTCAATATATGGGAAACAAAGATTT